GGGGATCCCTGGACCAAAGGCCAAAGGACTCCTTTGTGAAAAGCCAGTTAAACGTCATGCTCGAGATCTGGTCGGCCGCATCTTTCGATGCGGCTGACGCATGCGCTTCGTCCTATAAGGATGCCTTGCGTGATAACGCAAGGCTCCGAGCGAATCTCATGTCACGAGGATTGAGTGTTCTTACACTCGATCTTCCAACTCTCGACAACTTGATTCTCACGTTACTCGAACGTGGCCAAGTTGACTTCCAGGGGCCTTTTACGGCTCGTAGAAGTAAGTTGGACAAAAGACCCGCATTTTTGTGGGGGCTTTGGTCTCGTGTCTGTGATGCGCAAGGATGCTTGTTGCAGGAAGCTGACCCAAACGCGATCGCTGGTCTTCGCCAGCTTTCGTGCTTCTTTAAGAAGCACGAGATCAAGTGCTCCCCTAGCCGCGTTGATAACGCAGTTAAGGAGTACTATGAGATCGAGTCTAAGATCATTGCTCCAGTTCTTAACTGGACCGATGATCATTTGGATACTAGTAGAAATACTAGCTTTTCGTCTAGTTTCCATGTCGAACCCTGCCCCTTATGGGGCGAGGCAGGACTGGATTCGAGAAGTAAAGGCTTCCTCTGGAGACTTGACAAAGTCTCTAGAATCCTCGTATCAGAATTGGGGAGCTTTGACTCAATGTCAGAGCAATCCACTGAAACGGGGACTCTCAAGCATGGACCAGGAGCTGTATCGAACCTTAAGGGCTCTGGGTATAAATACCTATTTCCCTCATGGTCAACGAAACTCGAAGGTTTGTTCCCCTTCGACTGGTGTTCAGGAGCACAGATAGGTGAAGTACACGATAATCATCGCGAACCTCCTTCTAAGCTCTTCGGTGTTCCAAAGACAGCTAAGACTCCTCGTCTTATCGCTATGGAACCTGTCGAACATCAGTGGACCCAACAGAAAGTTAAGACTTGGCTCGATAATGCGATGTCTTCATCGCTTATCGGCAAATTCTTTAACCCTTCTGACCAGACGCTATCTCAGCGCTTGGTGGTCCAGTCGTCCATCGATCGTAGCTTATCTACGATCGACTTATCATCCGCATCTGATCGTGTTAGCTGCCGTCATGTTGAGGCTTTGCTCTCTAGCAATTTGCCTCTTCTTCGTGCTGCTCACGCGACTCGTACTCGAATGATAGTCGATGGTCTGACTTCTCGTGAACCTATGGTTCTCAAGAAGTTTGCATCGATGGGCTCAGCCCTGACCTTTCCGATTCAGTCTATCTTCTTCCTTTGTATAGCGTTGGCTTCAGCCGGCGCCTGCTCTAGAAGAGATATTCTGTCTCTTAAAGGTAAAGTCCGCGTATTCGGTGATGATATAATCATCCCGACTAGTGCGTATGCTGAATGTGTGCATGCTCTAACCTTACTTGGTCTGAAGGTAAACCAGAGTAAATCATTTACTCATGGATACTTTCGCGAGTCTTGCGGAGCAGATTACTGGCGTGGCTATGATGTCACTCCCGTAAAGCCCAAACACACATTCACAGGTACGCTGCGGGACCTTCAAGGTCTAATAGACACCTCTAACAACCTTTACGAAAAAGGTTGGTGGAAGGCTGCCCATACTGTCATGATGCTAATTCCCTCTAGATTTAGAGCGAACGTCTTTCATGTCAGCCGCGGCGTTCCTGGCATTAAGTCTCGTAGCAGCGAGAAGCTCGTTCCCATAAAATGGGATCGAAATCTTCATGTTAACTACGTTCCTCAGCCTTACGTCTTTAAAGCCGTAAAGCGGGTATGCCAGGACAGTAGCTTAGCACTGCGTGAGTTCCTCACGCGCGTCTATTCGGAACTTAATCCGAGAGAGACGGGTACTAAGCGAAGCATG